TGCCCGTCAGCGGTTCGCACGGCAGCAACGTAGGCGCGGGCGTCGGCGTCGGCCGGAGTGAATCCCGTCGCACGGGGCCTCAACAGTCTCGGACTCATTGCCATGTGAATTGCGCTCTTGGGGTGAGATAGCGTCGTCAGACGACACGCCAGACAGAGGAGGTCGAGTCGTAGACGAGGAGGGCCGCGCCGCCGCGAATGTCGAGCACATAGTTGCCCTGCCACGGTACGGCAAACTGTGCGTTGCCGTTGGGGCCAGTGGCATGGTTCAGCGTGATCGATCCCGTCGTGCCGACGTTCACCAGGAGCTTCGACTCGCCATCGATGCCCGTGATCCCGAGGCCCTGCAGCGATACGCCGGTCGTCGCCACTAGGCGATAGATGTCGCCGGCTCCGGGGTTGTAGCCGGTGACGGTGACGGCCGAGAGGCCGGTCGGCGTGACCACGACATTCGTGTAGCTCAATCCAGTCGGTCCCGTGACGCCTGGCCCGGTGTTTCCCGTGGGTCCGGTGACGGTCGAGGCCGCACCAGCGGCTCCGGCAGATCCCGTTGCGCCTGTAACGCCCGTGGCACCGGCTGCACCGGCGCTGCCCGTGGGGCCGGTTACGCTCGCGCCGGTCGGCCCGGTTACGCCCGTTGGCCCCGCGATGCCGGAGCCGACGAGCTCCCACGCTTGGCCGTTCCATGAGTAGGTACGCCCGCCCGTTGTCGTCTGTTGGTTGAGCGTCGGCGATGACGGGAAGGTCAATGGCATCGAAATACTCCTTAGTGGGCGATCTGCACCCAAACCCCATTATGACGGATGAATAACTTGCCATTGTCGGCGTCGATCCAGAGCGTGCCGCTCGACGCGCCGGCCGGCGGAGTCGACTCTGCCGAAAACTGGATCGCTCCCGTCGGCCCTGTGATAGCAAGCAAATCGATCTTGGGCTGCCCCCATGACCCGGAAAGTTTCGGGCCGTAGAAATCGGCCGCAGCCGTGTCGATGAACCAATCGCCCTCGATGCCGTAATTCGACAGCGGCGTGCCGTTGCCGGCCAAGATCGTTGCGCCTCGAGTGCCGGTGGGTCCGGTCACGCCAGGCCCCGTGGCGCCCGTGGGGCCGGTCACTGTGCTCTGTGCGCCGGTTACGCCCGTCGGGCCGAGCGTCGTCGACACTGGCCCCGTTGGCCCGGTAGGTCCGGCGGGGCCGCTCTCGAGCTGGATGCCCACGCCCCAAACGCCAGAATCCTTTGGGCCGTAGAGCACGCCGGCAGTCGTGTCGAGCCAAAAGTCGCCAGAGTCTCCGAATCCAGACGCGGGGCCTGTCAGGCCAGAGAAAAACTGAGCACCGTCTTGGCCGGCGACGCCGGTCGGGCCGGTGACGCCTTGCCCTGGTGCCCATGTAGATCCCGACCAGATCAATGCCGCACCCGTGGCCGGCGCGGAGGCACTGACGGCACGCGATTGGAGTTGCGTGGCGTTGCCAGAGCTCGGTGATGAGATGGAAAAGAATGGCATTGGTGTCGCTAGATGTATGGTTCAAAACTGATTGTTCGCCAAACCGTGCCATCCCAAATAGCGGCGACGGCTCTATTGCCGTAGCCGGCCAATCCGATAGTCGCGACGCCGGTAGCGGTCGTCGTTTCGACTGTCAGCGTGTACGCGTCGCCTGTTTCCTTGATGAAAAGATCGAAGCCGGTAGCAACGCCCGTCGGCAGCTTGACCGTGCGGTTGGCATCGACGGCATTGAGGAATTGGTATTTTGCAGCCGAGCCGTCGAGGTCGAGCGTGCCCGTCGCGTTTTGGACGTTGACGCCACCACGAGCACCTGCCCCCGTCGGTCCCGTTACGCCGGTCGGGCCGCCGCTAGGTCCGGTGACGCCCTGCGATCCAGTGGGGCCAGTAACTTGAGGGCCAGTTGCGCCCGTTGGACCCGTGACATTGCTGGCAGAGCCGGTCGGCCCCGTCATGCTTGGCCCGGTGAATCCCGTCGGGCCGGTGATGAGCGAAGCAGGCCCGGTCGGGCCTGTCACGACAGAGGCAGGCCCCGTCGGGCCGCCGGCGATCGACATGCCAGCACCCCACGAGCCGCTGGCCTTCGGTCCGTAGAGATATGAGCTCGCGACGTCGACGTAGAAATCGCCGCTCTTGCCAAGGCCGGCCGATGGAGCACCAGCCCCCGAATAGGTTGTGCGACCGTCGGCACCAGGCGAGCCGGTCGGCCCTGTCACGCCTTGAGCCGCGGCCCATGTCGTGCCGTTGTACGCGAGCACCGAGCCGGTCGCCGGGGCGGTCGCGGCCACGGCAACGCCTTGCAGTTGGGTCGCGTTGCCGGAGCTCGGTGATGAGATGGAAAAGAATGGCATTTAGACGTAGTGCTTTCCGCCCACTTCAACCCAGAGGCCAGCGTAGCGAACGAAATACTTTCCGGTCGCGGTGTCGAGCCACGAGGCCCCCGCACTGGCCACGGCCGGGGCTGAGTCCGACTGATACACCTCGCCAGCACCCGTCGGCCCCGTTACCGACGGCCCGGTGGCCCCGCCGGCCCCGGTCGGTCCCGTCACGCCGGCGGCCCCCGTCGGGCCGGCCGCCGCGAAGAAACTGCTTAGGGTAGTGAGCGTCACCCGCTGGGTCGTCGTGCCGGCCACGATCGGCACCAAGTTGGGGCCGCTGACGCCTGTCGCCAACGGCAGCTCTGAAATCTTTTTGTTGGCCACTTAAATCACCAGCGTTTCGCTGGCCTCTGTCAGCAGTATTTCGTTTGCTTCGGTAGTCAGGCTCGTGCCCGTTGAGACAGCCATCTCCGTCGAGTGGATCCGCCGCACCAAATGAGCCCTGTCGGCCCACCGCCACGGGCTACTGTTGCCGCCGGGGATCGTGACGAGATAGGTCGTCTCGATCCCGTCCTCAAGCATCACGATCTCGTCGCCACGCTGCGGGTTGTCCGACAACTCCGTGCGATTGATAAAAAAGTCTCGCGTCTCCATCCGAACGATCTGCCCGCTGGCGTCGATGCTTTCCCATCGCCCGTCGACGACCGTCGCCAAGCAGGTGAGCGGAAGCAGGCTCCCGACACGGTGATACTCGACCTCGACGGACAAATGCTGCCGCCGCTGCTGGTCGAACCACGCCGCACCCTTGGCCATGAGATCCTGCATCCGACACTCCTAGACCGTCCCGGCGGCCGCGCGGCGACTTGGGCAGCGCCGCGCGGCTCGGGACGGCATCAGCGGGGAACTAAGCGCCCGGGACGAGCAGCACGTTGACCAAGACGTCGGTCGTGGCGGGCTTCTTCGCGACGTAGCCCATCGCCACGCCGGTCGCGCCGGTCACGGCCTGCCCCAGATAGAGGCTGACCTTGCTGCCAAGCGCGTAGTCCGTGCCGGAGCCGGTCGGCTTCGGGACCGAAAACACGCCGTCGAGGTTGAGGCTGCCGAGCTCGTTCGCCGCGATCGGGCTCGAGGCAACACCAACAATCGCACCCACCGCCACCGCTTCGCCGACCGCCACGCCGGTCGTCGGCGTGTAGTCGATCTGTCGACCTTCTTGAATCGCTGCCATTGGTAAAACCCTTTCGTAAAAAACTGTTGTGTGAAATCCCGGCGGCCGGCCAGAGCGGCCAGCCGCCGGGGACGATTAACTCACGATCAAGCGGTTGCCATGCGGTAGGCCGCGTTCTTCTCGGCCTTGCTGACACCCCAATCGTGATAGCCGCGGACCTGGATGCCGAGCTGGTTGAAATCGACGTCGGCCTGCTCCACGGTCGGCAGCCGATTGCCGTTGAGGAAACACACTTCCATCGCCGGCAGATCGGCCGGGTTGCTCATCAGCCACCAGGTCGTGGCGCTCGTGAGGTAGGAGCTGCTGACCACCTGGTAGCGGCCCGCCATCACGTTCGCGTTGCCCGCCGCCGTCGTGTTGCCCGAGATGAGCAGGCTCGACGACATAATTTCCGCGGCCGTCAGCTCGAGCTCCGGCGGCACGAGCAGCAGCGACGGAGCGATGCCGAGCGGGTTGCCGTCGGGGTCCTTCAGCTTCCGGTAGCTCGTGGCGGCCGTCTTCAGCGAGGCGAGGGCGAGGGCGTTTCCGCCGGCCGCCGTTTCCTTCGCGTAGTACGTGCCGTTGCTGGCCTGGAACTCAGTCCAGAACACGGAGTTCAGCTTGAGGGCTGCACCGCGACCAAGGCGCTGGGCCACGGCCGTGAGGGCACCGAGATCATCGTTGATGATGTCCTCGCGACGAATCGAGGAGATCCGGCCATAGGTCTTGGCCTTGATCGTCCGCGTCTCGTCGGAAGCATCAGCACTCTTGAGCTCGCCGCCGGGGGCCAGCTCCTCGAATTCAAAACCGCCGCCGAGCCGAACGCCGGTGACAGCCTTGAAATCGCTGACCGAACGGATCGAGGCGATCGCGTCCCAAGTCGACTCGACGGCGGTGAAGCCGGCGAGCAGAAACTTGCCGTAGGTCGCGGCGACCACATTGGCGATCGAGTGCGTGGCAAATGCCGTCGCCAAGATCGTCCGCAGGTTGTTCGACGAAACCCGGTTGGGGCCGTCGTAGCCGTTCTCGCGAGCGGCCTTGACCAGCACCTCGCCGAGCGACACGCCACGCTGCTTGTGGGCAGCCTCGAGCGTCCGTGCGTCGAAATGCTTCTCCGGATTGGAGAGGCCACCGGCGAGACACAGGCTCGCCTCGACGACCGCGGGGCCGTCGACCTTCTCGACCACATGCACGGCCGGGGCGGCCGGGCGGGTGGAGCGGATGCTCTCGAGGAGCTCCTCACGAATCGCAGCGCGGACCTGGTCCATGTCGATCTCCTGCTTTGCCGGGGTCGCCGGCAGTTCCTTCGCTTCCACGGCGACGCTCGCCGTGGCTTCCACCTGCGCGGCCACGACGGGCTGCTCGGCGGGCGTCAGTTTGGCTTCGTCAGCCATAGTCGCTTCCTCATTCGCCTCCGCGGCGATCGCGGCCGATGTTGCGGCATCGGCACCAAATAAAACGATTGAAACCTCTCGCAGCGACGAGCCGCGAACTACGGAAATCGGCCCGGTAAACTCGCGGCCGTTGACGGTCACGCTTTCGCCGGGGGCGACGTTTTCGATGCGGCCGGTATCGGCACCGATCGATGCCTGCAGCCGGAGACCCTTCTTGGCCAGCGAGATCACCCGATCGGCGATCGGACCTTCGCCGATCAACTCGCCTGAGAGCGTGAGCTGCTGGCCGTCGTTGGCGATTGCCGACGATTGGCCGAGCACGCTCTCGAGGCTGGCGTCGTGACCCCACAAGATCGGGATCGACTGCCGGGCCGTATCCATGCCGGCGAGATCAACCACCAGCGGGTTGCGACTCCAACTCTGGCGGATGGCACGACCGGTGTAGGCCACGAGCTCAAACGTCGGAGTGCTGCCAGCCGCGGCCTCTGCCTGCACCGTAAACGCGGCCTCCATCGCGACAACTCGCGGGGCTGCGTCGGTCGCCTCGACCCGGCGGGTCTGCATGTTCCACTTACGGGCGTTTTTCATAGCGATTCCTGGTCAATCGGGGTGTCCGCCGGCGACGGCTCTGCGTTGTCCATGCCCAACTCGCGCATCAGAGACTTCTCGGCCGCCCGCTGCCGCAGGACGACTCGCCAATCCTTGCCGCGCTTCGCACAGACGTCGGCCAGAGTGGTCGTGTTGGCCTCGAGCATGGCCGCCTCTGCATTGGCTTCCTTGAGCGGATCCACGTGCTCGAATCCGTCCCATGTCCACGACCAATTCCAAGCGGCCACCGGCGGCAGGCCGTTGGGGATCAGCCCCGGCACAAGTGCAGCCTCGTCGAGCCACTTCGACAGCAGACGATCCAGCACCACCCGCTCGAGGTCGGACCGCAGGCACGAAAGATGCTTGCGATAGATCAAGTAATCGCCCCGCATTGAACTGTAATTTGCGGTGGAGGAATCCATGGCCGCAACGATATAGGGCATGTTCAGCGCACGAGCTATTTGATTGAGGATCGCACGCACGAACTGGTCGAAATTGGTTGTCGGCTGCTCCGGCTTCATCTGCGTCGCCGACCATCCCTCCGGGGCCATCATGGCCATGCCGCGAACGAGCGGGAACGACTCCCACGTTTCAAAACCGCCGACGGGCTCGCCGCCCGTGGGGCTGTTGGTCGTGATGATCGCCGCAAGATTCGCCGCAGTCTCGGCGGCCGTTACCACCGCGAGCGTGTAGCGGCGCAGCATGGCAAAGAGCTCGAGGCTGGGGACGATTTCGCCCACGCCGCGATGCTGACCCGGGCGAGTCGAGTGATACCAATGGCAGACGTCGTCCGAATTGATCCACTCGCCCTCGTTGCTCCACCCGAACGCGATGGCCCCCGGGTGATACTTAAGAACGTAGTAATCGGCCACGTTGCCGCTCTGGTCGAATCGCACGCCGTCGACAGCGATCGGGTCAAGCGTCATGACCGGGTTTGTGACCTGGTCGGCCTCGACGAGTTTCAAGTCGAGCTGCACGCCGCTGAGTCGGAGGTTGGTCGTCACGAGCGCGAACGCTTCGCCGTCGACCGCTCTGGCCATCCGCATCGTCCGGAGTTTGCTGGCGAGATCGATCGCGAGCGCCCAATCGTAATTCGCCAACTCGACCTGGCGGACGGCCGACGGATCGACGTCGGGGCCGAGATCGAGCTGCAGGCGGGGGCCGGTGCCGACGAGATCGGTCGAGAGGGTCGAAAGCATCCCCGCGAGGTACGAGTTATTC